AGAAAACAAAACAATATAGGAGATTTAGCTAATGTATGGAATGAAAAAAACTAATATGAAAAAGAAACCTACTGGTATGAAGAAAAAATATAAAGGATTTTCTAAACTACCCGAAGGTGTACAGAAAAAAATTAATAAGAAACTAGCTAAGAAAGTATAATGGCTAAGACACCTGCATGGCAACGAAAGGAAGGTAAGAGTGAATCTGGAGGCTTAAATGCTAAAGGGCGTGCATCTTACAATCGTGCAACAGGGGGGAATCTAAAAGCCCCAAGTAAAAAGGTGGGAAACAAAAGGCGTGCTAGCTTCTGTGCGAGGATGAAAGGCATGAAGAAGAAACTTACATCTGCTAAAACAGCTAGAGATCCTAACAGTAGAATTAATAAAGCACTGCGTGCTTGGAACTGTTAATATAAAATAAAAAAAAGGGGAGCCATAAAGACTCCCCACACAGGCAACAACAAGGCATCTAGAGTATTTACTCTGGGTGCCTTTTTTTTTGGTCTGATTGATACAAAGATCTATCACCCCATCTCTTCCTCCAAAGGTAGCTACTAAAATTAGAAGCATACCTTTCAAGAAATTCCATAATTACATTATGCCAAAATAGTTTTCTACAGTGTTTGTATAATTTGTTTAACATCAGATTCTAATTTCTTACCTAAAGAGTTAGCATGGTTAATTATAGCGGCACAAAGATTAGCTTGATAAGGAAAACCTTTTAAGGCTTCTCTAATCTTACCTACAGGTTTACCTCCATAGTCAATTACTATTGAGTTCTTTTCATTAAGACCAATCTTTAATTCAAACAATAATCCTGTATATGGATCTAGATTATTTTTTGTCGCCATCCTTTCCTCCATCTGACTCTGCAAGATTAAGCGTAGTCATTATGTGCATTAACGCATATACTTCAGCATATGGTCTTGTCATTAGATACTTCATTATATCCTGTAATTGTTTTGCATCAATTAAATATTGTTTTCCTTTTGGTTCTTTATCCATCTTTCCCTCCTATTAAAATGGTATATCATCATCTGTAGGATAATGTTTTTTTAGTGTTTCTAGTTTTTCTTCTGCACTAGAAATTAGTTCTAGTTGTTTATCAATCTCATGTATAAACTGTGGATGTTCACCTATACCTACAGACTTATCCATGTATACATTTATTGTAGCTTTAGCTACTTTTATATCTGCCTCATACTTAGCTGTTAAGGCTTCTATAAACATATCTCTCATTATTGTGCTCCTTTAAATTGGTAGTATTTATTTTCTACTAATTCTGTATCATCTAAATATGGATTAGATTTAGCTAGTGTAGATTCCCTAGCATCTCTTATAGTTTGATTTAAAGTTCTACCATCCTTTAAACAACCTTGAACGAACTCCTCTACTTCTAACAGAGCCTGTTTAACTGCTGCCATTACTAACCTCCTTTATTAATCTATTTAAGTACCAACTAGCTTTTTGTAAATCCTCTAGTGGTTCTCCCTTCCATTTATATCTTGAAACATATTTTAGTATGTTACCTTTTAGGTACCCATGAAACTCATCATTAGTCATACAATCAGTTATTACATCTATAGTTTCTTTCTTACCATGTAAGTAATGTGCAGGTGCATTAACACTATCATATGTAATCTCATTTTCATATGAGATATCATGACTATGATCTATTTTCTTTTCATATACTCTTTTACTTTTTACCATACTTTCTCCTAATTGTATTATACTCTATCATTTCTAAATCGTATTCTCCTTTAGATACATTACGTTTAACTACAAGTCCACTCCACCACATTTGCTGTGTAGCTTTAGCATAGTTTTCCTTATGATGCAAGTAACATCCTGCAGATAATCCCATTAATTTTCTACCAGAAGGTAAAGCACACATGGCATAATCAAATGTATGTATATGTCCTACAGTAGAAGATACTTTATTTTTTAAGAGAAGAGAACGAGCAACATTGTCACCGCTAATAGGCTTACCCATGACACCAGTAGGATAATTGTGGCAATAATATATACCATCAACATTGACAGGCTTTTGGTATGGATAAACTTCCCAGCCAAATTTTTCAAATTTAAAATCGTTTGTACTAATTGTACCTTCAAGTTCTGGTATGTCATCTACTGTTCTATCTATCCTATCTTCGTGATTACCAAGAAGCATGATCTTTCTTAGTCGTCTTCCATTAAGACCTTTATTAAATTTTTCTAATGCATCATGGGCATGGTCTATATCCTTTCTGTATCTCCTACCTTCAAATTGTTTTTTACCTTTATCATAACTTGATAGTGAATCCATACTTGCAAAGTCACCCATGCATACTATGGTGTTAGGTTTTAAATCTGCTGCAAGTTTACCTGCCCACAAAAACCTATCATTGCTTGCTTTAGGTGTGCAATGAGGATCACCCATAACTAAATGTGTTGCCATTAGTTTAACTCCTTATCTCTTTTTTGTTTTAAGAACTCTAAAAAATCAATAACATTAGATTCATCATCAAACTCTGCTACAGAACTAATACTAAGATCTTTACCTTTCTTGTTTTTATCATCAGCAAATCCACGAAGACCCCATAAAAAAGTTGAATGGGGATCTGTAGTTGCCATCTTTATCATGCCTCGTGCTATTGTGGAACATAATTCATATTCTTCAGTAGTCATTACAGATTTACTATCCATAATTATACCACAAGTAAAACCCTTTTGCCAAGGTGTAACTATAACTTTGACAGAGTTTATAAAATTTAATTTGTCTTTACCTTTCACGCCAATACCTATCATAATTTTCATTATTGTATTCTAATACTTTATGCTCAAATCCTCTTTTCATACTAGACTTACCAAAATGTTCTGCTTTATTTTCTTCATCAAATAAATTATTGCTAAACAATTTATAATCTTCTTTCTTTTTATCTTTGAATACTACAAAATATAAATGCATAAATTGTATACACTTAGAGTTAGTGATGAATAGACCCCTCAAACTATCCACCACTAAACTCTTTAGTTTCCTCCCTAGGGTTTGTAACAGAAGTATACCAAACCCATTTAGGATTCTTACCTTTAGATTGCTGTTGCGGTAACAACTGCAATTTATCTCTTCCCCAACAAGGAAGTTTGTATGGGCAATATGAACACACAAAACCCAAAACTCTATTACCAGTAGGCTTAGTTCTAAAAGTTTCAGCTACATCACTAAAACATCTTTTAAAAGGTTTACCTTCTTTTATTGCTTTATAATTATCCTTAGCTGTATTCAATGCTTTCTCTTTATGCTCCTCTGCAGAGGCAGGAGTTTCACATACTGCCCACTCACCTGTAGATTTATTGACTACTATCCAACCTCCAAAGTTTTTCTTTTGGCTTTCGCTATATAAAAATCCTTGTGATACATAACCAAAGGAATCATCCCTAGCAACTTCACTAAATCCTCCTGCTTCTCCAAATTTTTTATCAAACGAATATGGTGATGCACTTTTAATATCCCAAATCTTTCCATCAATTTCAACATCTTGTCTACCTTCAATCTCTCCCCCATCAAATTTATACTTAACTTTCTTCTGTTCATTTTTTAATTTTATATTTGCAGACTTCATTACAAATATAGATAATGCTTCTATTAAATCTCCAAATGTATTTCTCATTTTATTACTATAAGGTTGGCCTTCACCCTTCACACCCTTAGACTCCATCTGTAATTGACATAATGGTCTACCAATGTTTGACATTCTAGGTTCAAACTTATCCCTTCTAGCATCTTCAAACTGTTTTAGCAAGGCGTTTTTACACGCCTCACCAAATTCCTGCACTAGTTGTTTGTCTAACTTAACAGGGTTCTTTGAAACATTATCAAGATACTGCTGAACTTTTAAAAGTATAGTATTCATTATGATGCTAGTATTTCTTCTGGAGAATCTTCACTTATCTCCTCTACAATTTTAGCATCTACAGTATCAGTGCTACTAACAGATTTATTTTTAGCTTTGTTATAAGCCTCAATAACTTGAGCATTTTCAACATCAATAGCTTCTTGAAAAACTTTTAATGTTTCCATATCTTTATCAGATAACTTTAAGTTCTCATCTGCGTTTACTCCTATCTCTGGAACATAATAAACGTTACCGCCTTTTTTCTGTCTCTTAGTATCTAAAGAGAAAGTGCAATTAAACATTAGCTTTCTTCTTTTCTTTAGTTGATCAAGTGCAGAACTTACAGGTGAAAAAGCTGTACCAGTTACTCTGTATAGAGCAGGTAAGTTTTCTACCTTATGTGCATGGCCTTGTGATGTTTTACCATTACCAAAAGATAATAAACCATATACAAGTTTATAACATCTTATAGTTCTTTGTTGCTCTAACTGTTCTGGAGTTAGAGAAGATCTATCTTTAAATGCTATCTTACCACATTTAGTTCCACCAAGTATATCCACAGCTTCTTCTTTCCAGCTTTTGAATATAATAGATCTATTTATGTACTCACCTTTCTCAGCATCATAGTGCATGTATTGCATTGCACTAATGAATGGTCTAAATGTTACAGGTTTACCATAGACATTTTGACCTACGCTGCCATCGTAAGTAGTGAAGTGACCAACTGGTAATTGATTACCATCGTCATCCTCTGGTGTTCTATTGATAGATAGTCTAGGTATATTAGTTCCTAAACTAGATCCATCATCTTGCCCTATAGCTTGCATAATTTGCTCATCGGACATCTTATTTATATTTACTAAGTTATTATCAGACATTTGTCCTCCTTATTTTAAAAAGTTGTATACCATATTTTAAATTAATAATCAATAAAAAAATGAACTTAAAATTAAATATACCATAAAAAGTGTGATGCAAGTTGTCACACCACAGCATAGATATAGCCATACATTTCTTAACATATACGAGTATCTCCTTCTATTATTTTTATATCTAAACCATCAGCTTGTGCAAAGTATTCCCACTCTTTAAAGAACTCGTGTTGATTACTTATATACAATGTAGTTGGCTCTATCATACATCTATCTTTTAACTCTTTGTACTCTAGGTAAGCTGAGTATTCCTCATCAGAATATTCATCCATAGTCTCTAATACATCGTCATCCATGATTAATTTACCTCCTTCATATCTAACCAATTATTACCTATTTTAAGTTCAGTGTCAAGTGGAACATTAAAATCAATTTTGTAATACTGTTTTAATGCAGGTATTACATCTGCTGTGCCCTGGTTAAATATATCACTCATCACATCTTCTTCACCAGGATAAACATCAGCCACAATAGAATCATGAACTGTGTTTACAAGTAAACTTTTTACTCCTTTATCTTTCATTAGTTTGTATATATTTATACAAGCTAAAGGTACAATGTCAGCTGTAGCAAAACCTTGCACAGGATAATTTTTTATCTGTGTTCCATATGTAGATCCACCCCAAGGAGTTCTCTGTGCATATGGAAAAGAATATTCTCTACCAGTTGGTAGTTTAATTCTTTTATATCTTATTGCTTCACTTTGCAACTTATCATGCCAAGACTTTATATCTTTATACTTTTCTAAGAATTTAGTATAATATCTTTTCTCATCTTCTGTACCAGTTACACCACCATACAAAGGTTTAAATGTATGAGCCTTTGCATCTTGCCTAGATACTCCAATGATGTCAGCTGTATATTTATGTACATCTATTTTATTTCTTATATCTTCCATACCTTGCTTGTCTTGTGCAAGATAAACTGCAGTTCTAAATTCTAGATGTAACAACTTTACGAATAGGAAATGTTTTACCTCTAGGTTGGTTTTGAAAGTTAGGATCTCTACTAGATAATCTACCTGTAGCTGTTACTGCCTGCATAAACTTAGGATGTAGAAAACCTTTTTCATTTGTAAAATTTTTTAATCCTTCTACAAAAGTATTTAGATAAGTGTCAACTGCATTGTGTCTAACAATAGAGTCTATAAATTCTTTGAACTCACCTTCAGCTTCTGCAGCAATTTTGTTTAAAGTTATCTTATCAGTTCTAAATCCAGACTCAGCTATATCATAAACTGATTTAGGTCTTTGTCTAAACCCTGCATACTTAGCCATCTCTGTGTACACATAGCCATCGCCATCACAATCAGAACACTTGCTATAATTCTTAAAAGGGCTACCATCTTTTTTAATTCTTTTAATAACACCTTTACCATTACAAGGTAAGCACTGACTAGCAACAGTTCTAAATATAGGAACTGTATTATCTGCAACTAAGTTTCTAAACTGTAATCTAGAATACTGTGGTCGCTTCTTACTCTTACCAGTACTTTTATCTATGCCTATGTTAAATATCTTAGACCATTCCTTTTTGTCTTTTGGTTTTAAAGAATAGATTAGCCAAGATAATTGCTCTGGACTAGAGAGATTTATTTTAGTATCTCCCATTTGTTTGTACACTATCTTGTCTATCTTTTGTTTTAGATATGCAAACTCTGCTCTAAACTCTCGTTCAACATTATTTAAATCTTCTATGTTAATGTTAATTCCATTACGTTCCATATCACTTAACACAACTAAAAATTCATTCATCATCTTAGCTGTCATCAGCAAGTCTTTATTCTTTTCTAATTTAAAGTCTGCCATTTGAGAATCAAATAGTCTTCTAGTGATCTGTACATCTATCTTACCATACTCTTCTACAATATCTACAGGTATGTTTTCAAATGATACACCTCTATCCATCCATTCCTTTACACTACTATCTTTAGATCCTATCTTTCTTCTACGACAACACATCTCTAAAGTTAAACTTTTTCTTATACCTTTATTAAGTATATACTCCCCCAACATAGTATCGTATACTCTACCACTGTATTTAAATCCAGACTCTAATAACCACATTAAATCAAATTTAATATTATGTCCTACAAGTAAAGTTGTCTTGTCTAAAGTTTCCTGTATCTTAATTGCACAACCACTATCTACTCTTTCGCTATGGTTTGTAAAATAATACTCATCGCCAAAATAAGAATTTAATCCTACACTAACTAATATATTATCTTTGTGAAATGGTGATGGGTCATACCCACCATTCTCATTTCTTTGCCAAGATGTCTCTACGTCTACTGTTGTTATCATACCTCGTACCTACTTATACCTCTCCTAATGGTACACACAGGTTCACCATGATAACCATTAATTTTATTTTTACTTATACATAATGTTCTTATATTATTTTCTAAGTCAGTGTTAGCATTTCTACCTATACCAATAATTAAATCAGCTTCGGCTGCTTTACCTGTCTTAGAGTTTTCCATTTGATCAAATGAAATACTGTTTCTATTGTGTGCATCAGCAGACGCTTGAGATATTGCAATCACTGCACAATCTCTACGTTTAGCTATCTCCCTTACACTTGTATAGATCTGTCTTAACTTCTCATCTGTTCTTGCATATGTACCAGATACATTAACTTTATCTAGCTGATCTATCACAACTATATCTGGTTTATGTTTCTCACAGTGTGCATCTATATCATCCATAGACCAATCAACTGTGTCAAACATTGAGATGTTATCTTTTATCTCACTCCATATTTTCTGTGCCTGTACCCTATCAAATAATATCTCATCTCTAGTCATACCAGTGTATGCAGATATTGCTCTTATTTGTGTTCTTATTGCAGGTTCTTCATTTATAAATGCATGAACCTTTGCACCTTGAGAACAGAAACCTGCTGGTGCTGTACATAAACTTACCCAGAAAGCTGTCTTACCTGTCTCTGGTCTAGCAAATGCAATCATAAGATTACCTCCACCAATACCACCTACGTTTTCTTTTAACACAGGAATATTAAACTTCCATTTAGTAGTAACATCTAACAAGTCTATGACTTCAGATACATCATTAGTTACTGCAGGATTTTTATCCTCACTAGTATTTGTCTTATGTTTATCTATCATTGTAGATATCTCGTTAAAGTTTCCTTCCTTACCATTGAAGATCTCTGTAGCTTCTATTGCTATTCTTTGTGCAAGATCTCTATCAGATAAGATACGCATAATATCTTTAGCTATCTCTTGGCTAGGTTCAACTACTTCTTTTATATCTTCTACTAACTCACTAAATTTTTCTTTAGCTGCACGAGTAAGTGCAGGATTAAATATAGCAGTATGTAAAGAATATAACTCATCAACCTTTATATCTTCTTCATATTTAGAATGAGCCTTTTTTATTGTATCATACAAAGAACTTATATCCCCAGAAAATATTGTAGATGATATCGCACCTTTATACTTTGTATAAAATTTCTTATTAAGCATAAGCCTAATCATTTGTTTTTCTATCATCTTCTGTCTTTCGCTTTCTGCCATGCTAATTGTTCTTCTAATATGGCTGTTATCTTATCTAGTATACTTTGATCTCTTTGAGTCCATTCAGATTTATTCATATCTTGAATGTCATACTTCCAACTATTCCAATTGTCAAGTATCTCTTGCATCATTTTTTGATCCATAAAACATCCTCCTTATTTGTTCTGTGTTATAGTATTTTAAGTCATCCTCTAATGGTTTAACGATTACATTATCAAATCCAGATGATCTTAATTCTTTTGCAATTGTATAAGACTTAACTGTTGCGTCTCTGTCTAAACATACATATAAATTTTTGTAAGGTCTTATGTGATCTAAGTGTGAATCTTTTATACTAGTACCCATGATTGATATACCTGTAAGTATATTAGATACAGCACATGCAGAAGGACAATCCTCTACAATAACTGCATCATCACAAACTCCACATTTAAATGGAACATCTTTGTTCCCATACATATACCACTTAGGAAAATCTTTTTTATTTAGTGCTCTACCTACTGCACCAACAATCTTATGAGTAATATTATTTTTAATTAAGAATACAACTCTATCTTGTTTAACATCATATTTAAAATCTGCTCTACCCCATGACCAAGACTCCCAACAATTATTGTTAGATAGCCAATGCATAGCTTTTTCATTTGAATATATAGATTGAAAACTATCTGGCATTACAAAATCTTTATCTTCAATGTGAAGATCTTTGTTACCATAAAAAACTTTTTGTACATAGTGAATATCTTTTTGTCCTTGCTGTCTTCCCTTGGCACTGCAAGACGCATGAAAACAGTACCAAGAGATTTTGTTGTCGCTAGTATCTATGGATAGAGTATTCCTACCATTACAGAATGGACAATCTATTCTTGCTTGTGTGTCTTTATCTATAGACAAACCTTTAATAACTTCTAGCTGTTGCTTATAATTCAATAGGTAACTCCTCATATGTTAAGAAGTATCTATCACTAGTATAAAATTCATTCTTCTCTAACTTCATAAGATTATGATTTAAATACTCAGCTGTTCTATTTTCAATATCAGCTATCGTTGGTTCTGCGTTGAATGGTATTATTGCTGTTGCCTCTATTCCTAGACCTGCTATTCTTATTTTGTATTTTCTCATCATCATCTTCCTTATCAGAAATGGTTTTATTTGTCAAATTTTTTTTACGAATTTCTTTATAATATTTTGGATGTTTCCATACAAACATTCTTTACCTCCACTTCGGACTCTGTCTCTATCCAAACTTTTGCACCACAAGATAATGGTTTGTCTGGACTATAAATAACTTTGGCCATTCCATGAATAAGAACCTCATGTCCATATTCATTAGACTTGGATGTCTTTACAGTGATGACAGGATCATCGCTTCCATGTTTAAGATTATGTCTTATCTTGTGTTGATTAACGTGTATTCTCTTTATCATTCTTTTCCTCCTTATCTTTTTTATACCATGATGTATCTCTACCTTCTTTCTTACACCACTCATAATGATTTTCTAAAATTTTTTTTATCTCGTCTGCGTAACTCATAGTCTACCCTTTCTTTCTTTTCTAAATTGATGAGGTAATTTTATTACCTTGTAACTATCATTATCTTTTTTACTAGTCCAAGTTATATCCACATGATCACCATGATCATCTGGTTTACCATCATATTTTTTTATGGCCTTCTTTAAACTCATAGCTTCGATAACTTTTGTATCTCCACCTTGTCTTGTGAACGTATACTCTTTCATATTTTTACTCCTTGTTAAGTATGTCTACCACATCTTCATCCCATAAGTCAACCACAAACGACTTATCTTTTAAATAAAAAGTAAATTGACAACCCATACCATCTGCGTATGTCTTGTGTTCAAATACTTTACCATCTGATTCTTTCTCAAGGATAGAAGATATCTTATGTGCTAACTTACTTGGATCCATTGTCTTCTAATGTAATCTTTGCATTGTCATACTTTTTATTTTGGTATAACTCAGCACCATCTGCTTCTAGTTTATCTAATAAATTTAATGACTCTGCAATAGCTTCTGCTATGTGTCTATTTGCACAAAGACAAAGTACATTCTGTTTTCCATTTTGCAAATCAAACATTACTGCATTGTTATTAGCATAGTTATTACCTCTGTAACTATCTTTAGTTATCATATCTTTTGTTATATATTGATCATCAAGTATCATTGTTATCCTCCCATGTACCTCCAGAGTATTCTTCGTACCATTTATCAAAGTCTCCTCCTAAAGGTTGTTTATATTTTTCTAACTCTTTATCAATCCATTGCCTTAACTCTTTATAATTTTTTAGTATATTTGC